AGGGTGCAGTCGCGGAGGCGGGCCTCAAGTACGACGAACTCGTCAAGGAGTTCTCGCAGGCTGGTGTCCTGTCCGACGAGACGTATCAGCGTCTGGAGAAGGCCGGGATCACGAGGGACATGGTGACTGACCACATCGAGGGTCAGATCGCTCGTGCTGCCTTCCACCGCCAGGCTGTCCTCTCCGAGATCGGTGGTGAGGCGAAGTTCACCGAAATGGCCCAGTGGGCTGCCGCGAACCTCCCGAAAGCCGATCTGGACGCCTACAACGCTGCTGTCGAGGGTGGCCTCGCCTCCCAGAAGATGGCCGTTGCGGCTCTCTACCAGAAGTTCACTGCCGCCAATGGCTCCGAACCGTCCCTCGTGGGTGGCTCGCAGACCGGTGATGGCCTCGCTCCGTTCCGTTCGGACGCTGAGGTCGTGCAGGCAATGAGCGATCCCCGCTACCAGATGGATGACGCATACCGCAAGGATGTGATGACCCGTCTGTCCCGCTCCAACGTCTTCTGAGGTGTAACCATGGAAAAGGTCAAGACCTTCTTCGTCACGCACAAGGACAAGCTCAAGATGGGTGTTGCGTTCATCCTCGGTGGCCTCGCGGCCATCAAGGTGCCAGTCCCTGAGTTCGTCCCGGTGTTCCTCGCGGCCATCGGCCTCCAGTAATGAACTTCATCCTCTCAGGTATCGCAGCCTTCTTCACTCTCCTCGGCTCCCTCTGGGAGGCGTATCAGCGCGAAGTCAAGAAGCGCGAGATCCGGGAGGAGGTTCGTCTCGAACAACTCAAGAAAGAACGGGAGGCCAATCTTGCGGCCCGTAAGGTTCGCGATGATGTCGCTACTCGTTCTGATAGCGATCTCGACCGCGAGTTGTCAAAGTACTACCGCGATTGAAGTAACGACTGAGTGTGCGTGGACGGAACTTTTCAAGCCGTCCCGCCAAGACATTCTGACGACGGACACGAAGCGCCAGATCGTCAATCACAATCGCAATTACGAAGCAAATTGTTCGAAGTGATTTTCAGCCGGGGGTGAGCCAGTGGCCCCCGGTGTCACCACTTGCCCATTCGGCGGGTGACCAGCTTTTCCAAGTAACTCTCACACCAAACCCTGACCCGTTACTAGCCTCCTGAGGGAGAAACAGACCGGACAATCTTGCGTGTGCTGTGGGTGTTCGACGGGAGCTTCATCACTTCCTTCCAACATCTACAAGGATATTTCAAAATGGTTGCTTCTGTTCCGTCCCGCGTTGGCCAGATCAACGGTGCAGGCGATGTCGATGCGCTCTTTCTCAAGGTCTTCGGCGGCGAAGTTCTGACGGCTTTCGAGCAGGCCACGGTCATGAAGAACCGGGTCACGCTGCGTCAGATCGCCCACGGTAAGTCTGCCCAGTTCCCCCGTGCTGGCCGCATCTCCGCTGCCTACCACGTCCCCGGCGCTGAGATCACCGGTCTTTCGATGAACCACGGAGAGATCACGATCATCATCGACGACCTCCTAATCTCGCACGCCTTCCTTGCGAACATCGACGAGGCCAAGAACCACTACGATGTCCGTTCGATCTACTCGACGGAGATCGGCCGCGCTCTCGCAACCCAGTGGGACAGGCACCTCTTCCAGCTTGGCGTCATTGCCTCGATGGCCACCAACGTCATCACCGGTCTTCCGGGCGGCACGGTGATCACCACGACGTTCCCCGGCGCTCCCGCGTCCGCGAACTTCGCCACAAACGGCGCTCACATCGCCGCCGCTCTCTTCCTCGCTGCCCAACGTATGGACGAGAACGACGTGCCTGGGACCGACCGTGTCGCGTTCTTCAACCCGGCTCAGTATTACGCTCTCGCCTCCACCACGAACAACATCAACAAGGATTGGGGTGGTCAGGGCGCGTACTCGGACGGCAAGGTGCTTCGCATCGCCGGCTTCGAGATCGTGAAGACCACGAACGTCCCGAACACCGACCTGTCGGCGGTGACGGACGTTCGCGCCGGTACGGGCAACCGCTACCGTGCCAACTTCCTGAACTTCACCGGCCTCTGCATGCACAAGTCCGCGCTGGGCACTGTCCAGCTCATGGGCCTCGGCATGGAGAGCGAGTACGACATCCGCCGTCAGGGCACCCTGATGGTGGCCAAGTACGCGGTCGGCCATGGCGTCCTCCGTCCTGAGGCTGTCGTGTCCATCAAGAACGCGGCTTCGTAATCCCCAAGGGGAGATCCTTCTTCACAGAGGGGTCTCCCCTTTTTTTTCGACCTTGGAGATCTCAATGGCTGAGACGCCAACCACTGAACTCGAAGCGGTCAACCAGATGCTGGCCGCGATTGGCGAGAGCCCTGTCAACACCTTGGAGAACAACGGTGTTGTGGATGCCGTTCTCGCCCGACAGATCCTCAAGAACGTCTCCCGTGAGTATCAGGCCATGGGATGGCACTGGAACACGGAGGTGGGATACACAATCCTCCCTACGTCTCCTGACGGCTACCTGATGCCCCCGACGAACACGCTCAAGATCGACCTCGTTGAGGGTGACCTCGACCTCGTCCAGCGTGGACCCCGGATGTATGACCGGGTGAAACACACCCACCAGTTCACTCAGGAGTACAAGTTCGACATCGTCGTCTTCCTCCCCTTCGAGGAACTCCCTGAGGCTGCCCGCCAGTTCTTCATGCTGGAGGCTGGTGTACGATTCCAAGCGAACTTCGTGGGATCTCAGCAGCTTAACGCCTTCAACGAGCGTGACGCTGCCCGTGCGTGGGTGATCCTCCTGAACAACGAGGGTGACACCGCTGACCACAACATCCTCTCGAACACCCCCGTGGCCCGTGTGCTTGACCGCGTGACGACCCGTGGAGGCCATGGATGAGCCTGATCTCCACCACGATCCCAAACCTCGTCAACGGGGTCTCTCAGCAGCCTTACGCTCTCCGTCTGCCCTCGCAGGCTGAAGAGCAGATCAATGGCTACTCCACGGTGGTCGAGGGTCTCCGCAAGCGTCCCCCGTCCAGGCACATCAAGCGGTTCCTGAACACCCCCACGACCAGCGCCTTCATCCACACGATCAACCGTGACACGATTGAACGCTACATCGTGGTCATCACAAACGGGGACCTCAAGGTCTTCGATCTGGCGGGTACGGAGAAGACGGTCGCGTTCCCCAACGGGAAGGCCTACCTGACCAATACGGACCCTGCGAAGGGCTTCGTGTGCCTCACGGTGGCCGACTACACCTTCGTCATGAACAAGTCCGTGGTGGTGGAGGAGAACACGACCCCACTCGCTACGAGGCCCTTTGAGGCCATCTTCTGGGCTCGGGTAGGCAACTACTCGACCACGTACCAGATCACTGGCGGCTCCAACACGGGGACGTTCACGACCCCTGATAGCTCTGTGGCTGCTAACGCTGCCCAGATCGCCACTAACAACATTGCTACCCAACTTCACACCTCGATCCCGGTGACGGGTGGGTTCTCGAAGTCGGTGACCGGTTCGGTGGTCTACTACTCGAACACGACGGACTTCAACGTCACGGCGAGGGATGGTCAGGGTGACACGGCGCTCCGTGCCTTCAAGGGCAGGGTGCAGCGGTTCTCGGATCTTCCGGCTGCCAACGTCCCCTCGGGGTTCAAGATCGAGATTGCTGCGGACACCACGTCCAACTTCGGCAACTACTGGGTTGAGTTCTCCAATGGGAACTGGACCGAGAGTGCGAAGCCCGGTGAGCGCAACCAGATTCTCGCCAGCACGATGCCCCACATCCTCGTGCGTGAGAGTGATGACACCTTCACGTTCAAGGTAGCGACATGGGAGTCCCGCAAGGTTGGCGATCTGGACACAGTCCCATTCCCGTCCTTCGTGGGTAAGCCCCTCAACGACATCTTCTTCTACCGGAACCGTCTCGGCTTCCTCGCGGACGAGAACATCGTCATGTCGCGGAACGGGGAGTTCTTCAACTTCTTCCGGGCCTCGGCTCGTGAGTTGATCGACACCGATCCCATCGACGTGTCCGTGAGCCATGTGAAGATCTCGATCCTGCGCCATGCCGTCCCCTTCGCGGAGCGGCTGGTGATGTTCTCGGACCAGACCCAGTTCGTTCCGGGTGATGCGGACCTCCTCACGGCCAAGACGATCTCCGTTAAGACCACGACGGAGTTCGAAGCGAACCTTGATGTGAAGCCCATCGGCATCGGGAAGAACATCTACTTTGCCATCAACCGTGGCCGTTATGCTGGTATCCGCGAGTACTTTGTGGATAACCTGACGGATGCGGAGGACGCGGTAGAGAACAGCGCCCATGTGCCGAAGTACATCCCCGGATCGGTGATCAAGATTGCTGGGACCTCGAACGAGGACACCTTGGCAGTTCTGTCCTCTGAGGATCGGAGCCACCTGTATATCTACAAGTGGTACGTGCAGGGACAGGAGAAGCTCCAATCCTCGTGGTCGAGGTGGGAGTTCGATGGTGACATCCTGAACATGGATTTCATCGAGAGCGACATGTTCCTCGTGATCTCCCGCCCTGATGGCACCTACCTCGAACAGATGTCGCTGGAGCCCGGTCGGATTGACGTGGACGGTGAGTTCACGGTCCATCTGGATCAGCGCATCACCTCCAACTCGTCCGGTGTGACCCCCGGTGTGTCCATCAGCTACGACGTTGGGACCGATCAGACCACGATCACCCTGCCGTACAAGCTGGTGGCCGGTGAGACGTATCGGCTGGTGGCTTGGTATGGTGACCCCACCTACTCCCCAGGCCAGCTAATCCCCGCCACGGTCATCACTGGTCCCTCTGTGGACCAGATCCGCGTCAACGGGGACGTGGACCGGTTCTTCTTCGGTCGCCAGTACGACTTCCGCTACACCTTCTCCACCCTCGTCCTGCGTGAGAACGCTCAGGGTGGTGGTCAGCAGGCGGTAGGGGAGGGTAGGCTCCAGCTTCGCAACATGCGGATCGGGTACGCCAAGACCGGCTACTTCCGTGCCGAAGTGACCCCCGCTGGTCGCGACACCTACACCTACGTCTTCTCTGGTCGAACCCTCGGATCGTTCCTCGATCCCCTCGGTGAGATCGGGATCAACGACGGGACCTTCAAGTTCCCGGTGCTGGCCCAGAACACTCAGGTGAAGATCGAGATCGTCTCCGACAGCTTCCTCCCCTGTGCCCTGTTAGGCGCGGAGTGGGAGGGCCTGTTCGTTATCCGCTCACGAAGGATGTAACCTATGATGCAGTCCGTCCGAAGCGCAAGGCTTGAGGACATTGAGTACCTCGTGCCACACCTTCGGGCGGCTGATCTAGCTGAGGTTGCTGCGGCGAGCGCACTACCGCCCGCCAATAGCCTCGCAATCGCCTTCAGGGGCTCGTACACGGCCTTCACAACCCTCTCGGCTACTACCCTACTGCCCACGGGTATGGGAGGCGTTGTAG